TAATCATCCAAAGGATCACGAATTTTCAAAGTCATCTTAGCTTTCAATGCTTTACCTGTCGCAATCTCAATATCTTTGAAACTAGGGGAGTAAACTTGGCCCATCGTACAAAAAGCCTTCTTGTAACTCACATCACGACCATCAACCCCCTCCTCGACTTTAGAAGTATAGAAAGTCAAGGGGGTTCTAAGGTCTCCATTTTGAGCCTCTGGCTTTTTGTAGCGATAGCTAGGGCGATTAGTCTGATAAGACATCAGGACTTGTTACTTCTGTTTGTTTTTCTGACCATTCAACAAAGTCAGGCAATGCTTCATTGATTTCATCAAAGCGCTCTTTTGTCGCTTCAAATTCTGAACCAGCTGAGCGATATTGACCTTCTTTAAGGTCGTAAAATTCTTTCAAAACCTTAATCATCTATTTCCTCCGATTTATAATTTTCAAGAGATAATGCCATCAAATCTCCTTGAAAGTTTTGATAAAAAAATTCAACTTGATCATTGTAGACATATCGAGCACGTTCTAAAATAAGCTCTCTCACTCGTGGATCAGCAGAGTCCTTACTACCGACCAGACTGAGTATCGCTGACTCAGAACTTTCCAACATTCGGGAGAGATTTTTATCCTCACCGTTATGAAAAATCCTCATCCGCTCCTTGAAATATTCAAGGAGTGGATGAAGTTGTTCTTCTGGAGTCATGATTCAACTCCTAGATTAGGCTTGAGGAAGTTCTAGAGTCCAGACTGCTGCAGTCTTTTCATCGTGAGCCTTACCATAAGCAAATTGCTTAGCAGTGTAGAGGTTCAAATCTTCCAAAGCATAGGTTTCTGTGTAGCGACCGAGTGAAATACCACCACCGACAAAGGCGTCGTAGCGACCTTTTACAAATGTAGTGACTTTACCAGCTGTCTGCGCCACAGATTCAACCAAGATAAGGTTAAATGGCATAGCTGTGATATAAACAGCTTGAGCGTTCAATGAAGTGTATTGTTTCTTCACATCCCAAGCGTCGGCTGTATTAACAACCATTACAAGGTTGCCTTCAACTGCGACTGGTGTCTTATTGTCATCTTTTGTTGAGTGGTGCTTGTATACTGTCGTCAATTCTTTGACTACAGTAGCTGCGTCAGCAAAAGTCAACTTAGTAGTTTGAGCTTTTTTTTCAGCATGAGTTGTATGCTCACCTGAAACAGTTCCTGTAAGGATACGAGAAAGACCGATAGGTTTGTTGTCTCCATCGCCGTTCAAGAAAGCAGCTTCAAGGGCAGCGGCAAAGGCTTCTGTAATTTGTGCAGAAACAATTTTTTGCAACCAAGCTGGACCAAATTTTTCAGCATCTTTTGGAATTACAACGAAAGCAGTCAACTTGTGTTGAATTGCTTCTTCATCGTTGAATTCTTGTTTGAGCTGCCCTTGGATTTCTGAATTGATTTTGCCCCAAACAGCTTGACCAGTTTGCTCTGATTTAAGGAATTTCAAACGGATACCAGCATTTTTAAGGCCAATATGTTGAAGGAGTGGACGTGCCATAACCATATCTTCAAAGATACGGTCGATTGTTTCTTGTGGGAAGAGTTTTTCAACTCCCTTAGGTGCGGCTTTTTCAATGTTATTGAAAAACTCACGAGCTTCAGCGGTCAGCTTAGCATCGTATGGATTCAAGGCTGAAACTTCTTCACGAGCAGCATCACGAGCTTGAACCATCATTTCATTGGTCATAGACTCAATCATTTCATTGTATAGCTTCGCTTGTTCTTCTTGAGGTGCACCATTTGCAACGGCATCCAAAAATGCCTGACGTTGTTTTTCAAATTGGTTAGATAATTGCATTGTCATTCTGTTTTTTCCTTTCTTAAAACATAAAAAGACCGAACCCTTTAGGAACAGCCTTGTTTGTGCTATTTTCTGGACTTTCTGGAAAATTGAATTTCTTCTGTAGAAATTCACTATTTTCGAAAGCCTCTTTGTCGATTTGTGTATCTGGTAGTTTAGCTTCTAGCTTTTCAGCTACCAGTTCGGCAATTTTATCGATATCCGGTGTCAGCGCTGACCTCATTTTCTCAATAAAATTACTAGGGATCATAGGAGTTTCACTCGCTACCAGAGTTGGAGCGACTTCATTTGTAAACATAATATTGTCTACAAATCCATGATTCAAAGCTGATTCAGCATCAAACCAGGTAGTCTTGTTCATCAATCCAAGCAGGTCATCAAGAGCCTTGCCAGTCTTATGGACATAAGCGCTAGCGATAGACTTGTTAAACCCTTCCAGCACACCAGCCTCGTGGAGCAAGGCATTATGGTCTCCGTTTACTTGCGTTGAAACATTGTGAATCATGATTTGAGCGGTCGGACTGATTTCAACCGTATCTCCTGCCATTGCAATCACGCTTGCTGCGCTTGCTGCAATACCGACAATCTTCACGGTCACGTCACCAGGATACGAGCGTAGAGCAGTATAGATTTCACTACCAGCATAAACATCTCCTCCTCCCGAATTGATATGAACCTCAATCGGTTCACCACTTTCAGGAAGGACAACATCTTTCGGAGCAGTAGCTTCCCACTCAAGCCAGTCATAAATCCAACGATCGTCGTTAGAAATAATCGTACCCTTAATCGGAATTACTTTCATCTTCTTTCTCACCTCCTTTCTCTAACTGTTCACCAAGTTGATAGTTTTTGGTGATGAGGAATTTATCGCCACCATGGACAGGTTCTAAGCCAAGTTCAGAGCGCACCTCGTTTCGATTCATCGCTCCAGAAGAAATAAGCTTATCAATATTTTCAGCAAGTGCAAACTTATCTCTCTGACCTTCGCCAATAATTACAAATAGATTATTGTGCTCAAATTTCCATCTTGGTACTAAAGCGAAATTAAGTCCATCGCTCATTTTCTTAACGAGTGATTGGTAACAATAACTGTTAAACATTTTTTGGCTATTTTCCAGATTGGCCATGTCACCATGAATTAAAGCTGTTGGAATCCCTAAGATGTCAGCTACCTCATCGTCAAATTGCCGACGAAGTTTCTTTAACTCGTCAACAGAAATATTTGAAGTCCCTGTCGTATTCGTATGCTCAGTGTATTCCATTCCATCTTGAGCTGGAACAATAGCAATCGTTTTAGTATTGAACGATTTGAAAAGAATTTCTGCATAAGATTGAAGTTTCGCAAGCATTTCCTTATCAAAACTCCCATTGTTTTTTGTTTTGAGAGTCCCCCTGATTTGATTCGTTCTCGCCAAAGCCTCGACTAAACGAGTATGAAGTTTCTCATAGTCTGAAAATAAATCAGATACATACTCTTGCAATCGATTATTGTTATATTGCAAGAAAATCACTTCACTCATCCTAAATCTTTTTTCAAAAGTATAGCCCCTACAAGATACATACTCAAATACATCGTCATAAACAGCATATTTAGTTCGTGTAAAGGCATCTGCGACAAGCAACTGATCATCAGTAAGAAAAATTAGAACTTCGTTTTTAGTAATCAAACGATAAACAACTTTTTGCCAAAATTCAGAAGCTGACTCGTTTTTATTTGGCCTAACATTTAACAAGTAATCCCAATCAGATTTTTTTGTTTTTCCCTTTTCAAGATACTTAAACTCTGACCTAGCAAAAATCCGAGCAACAAACTCAGCGGACTTATCGACAGCCAGACTTTTTAACTGTAGATTCCCAAATATTCGCTCCAGCTCTTCAAATTCAAAGCTAGCAATTGGTGTTTCACGTTTAAATAAATTCAGCAATCCCAAGGTTCGTCCTCCTTTCTTTTATTTTCTGCCGACCACCCACCCAAAAACAATAAAAAAGCACCCAAAGATGCTTTTTAGATTATTCCATTATTTATTCTTCCAGATACTGTTGTAGAACTGGACTTGATAGTTTTCATCTTTTGCTTGTTCTTTAGGAATAGCGTAAAAGATAGCAAAAACACCTTTTTTCCCAGCAGGGACAGTGATAATATCATCACTATTTTTAGTCGTATTTTCACCTAAAAATACCGCGTCGTATTCAAAATATTCATCAAAGGAATTACTCGCAAAGTACAATTTAGGGTTGATTGTGATAGCAGATGAGCTAGTATTTTCAAAGACCACACCTACTGTCATTGATTCATAATTTTCATATCCATGATTTAGTGCAATCATACCTGTTGCATCTTTTTGAGGATTGTTAACTGTCAAATTCCCATCAGGGTACTTGACTGATTCTCCAAATTTATACTCATGGTCATTACTAGACATTGCAAAATCCGCTGCCTCCGACATAGCTGTTGGTGCTACCGCTCGCATGTAAGAATTAACCTTCTTCGATATTCTATCACTGGTACTTTGCTTTGATTGAAGTTGACTATACATATTGTCTAACTCATTATAAATAACTGCTGCTCTTATCAATAAGCTAAAAAGTAGAATGAAAAAGATAGATAGCACCATCGTTGACCAAAACAACGGTCTCTTCCAAACTGACTTTTTCAACTCGTAGATATTACCGTTTTCATCAACATATACAGACGTAATTTTTTCTTTAGACATAATGACTCCTCCTAAAATATGATTTCATTGTATCAAATTTCAAAAGAAAAATCACTGAAATCATCTGACCAGGAGTCATACCTGATTTTAAATCACCGATTTCCTTACTTGCATTAGCTATTTCTCTCTTCAATTCAAGTAATTGTTCCTGCCTGTTCATGAGTCCATCTCCTAATCCTATTAGCAAAATAATATTGCACTAAATATCAGAATTAGTATATCAAAAAACAGAGCTACATTCAATTACAATAATGTCATTACCTAAAACTCCCAATCCTCTAACATGTCAAGAAATTCTCCGACATTTGACTCATGTACAAGCTCACGTTTGTATAGAGCAGCAATCAAGGCATGGAAACCATCCGTCTTTCTTCTGACAGGCTCTTTCTTCAAGAAACGCTTATTTCCATCCCTGTCCTCTTTGATATAGGTATTATCCGTATACCAAATCATAGAGTTATCATTCTCAAAGACAAATCGTTCATTGGCAAATCCATCTTCAATAATTGGCGCAACCTTCGATTGAATCGCCCCAGGATTGCGCAAGAACTCATAGTCAAAGCCAGCCTCTTCCAAAAGCGGTTTTAACAAGTCCATTCTGAAACCATCAGCACATACAAGTTCAATCTGATAGTCTTTGCTCCATTCGTTCAATTTTTCAACCAATAAACGAGGGTCAATACTAGGGCCGTCCACAATTGTGAATAAGCCTCTATCTGCCCATTCCTGAATAGGGGCTTTCAGCTTAAAAGCTTTTAAAAATGATTTTCGTGCAAATGAATGTTGCTTCCAGATGAACTCATCACCATTTTTGAAGAGCAAACCAACACTCGCAAAGTCTCGGATACTCGCATAGTCAAATCCAGCCACACATGACCGACCTTTCAAGTCAATACCAGGAGACCGCAAACAAGCAACTAATTTTTCTCGAGAAGTCACATCTTTCTCAAGGTCTGCTTCAGGAAGGTTCATCCGTTTAGTCATGAACTCCTGACGGCCAGACGGTTCCAACTCAAGATCATCATAGTCAGCCTTGGTTCTTGCAAGCAACCTCTTAGCGTAAGGAGTGCTTTCATCCAACATCGGATTTGCCTTTGGCCAGTTCTTCATGTCATCCACCTCATCCGCACTATCAAGCTTGCAGATGAAAGGAAAGAGCCTGAAATCATCAACCTCTCCATTCAAGATTTGCATAGACTTCTCTATCAGCTTGTCATAGAAGCCCTCGCGCACATAACCATTCGTCCCGTTGTAGAAAGTCCGAGCATGAGCGATTTTCCCAAGACCAGACCTTTGAACCTTCACAGCCTTATCATCTTCAAACTGGTGAATCTCATCAAACTCAAGACAACCATCACGAGCAGAGTCCATAGTCTTCGGATTATTCGTCCGAAAAGAAAAGACCGAGTTGTTCGCTCGACCTGTAATTGACATTTTAGTTAGATAGAAATGGTCCTCAAGACCTCGCCTTTGAATGGTCTCATAGACTTCCTCAAAAGAGACCTTCCCCTGTTTCTCAGAGTTAGCAGTGATAGTCACATCATAATCTCGGATAGGGTAGATAGGACTGATAAAGAACGAAGACCTGGCAGACATGAAACCATTCTTACCACCACCACGAGCAAGAGTGTATAGATACTCGTCAAAGTGTGGCTCCCCGTCTTCCTTCCGAAAAAGGAAAATGAAAGGAGTCAAGAAAAGCTGGTACTTTGCTAAAGGGAAAAAGTTCTTTTCCGCAAAACGAATGAACTTATCAATCAAGTCATTATCAAAATATAAATCATCACGAGGGTAGATTTTCTCTTTGATGATTTTAAACAGCAACTTCCTTTCCTTGTTGACAACAATTTCTCCACGTTCGGCCATTTTGATGTAATCATCAACCAACGGATGAGAAATCATAACAGATCACTTCCAGACGTAGGTTTCTCAACAGGAGAGTTTTCAACCTCAAAATCAAACGACCGCTCAATAGCCAAAAGCTGATTGCTTGTTGTGTTGATTTCCTTGATGAGAGAATTCGCTTTTTGGAATCTCTGTTGCCCATTGTGAACAGTGATGACCAATCCGTCTTCATGAAGTTTAGCTTTCAGCTCATACAGCAATCTGACAAGATAAAGATATCGATTCACTTTTTCGTACTGGATCGCATCCTTTTTTCTAGGACTAAAATAGCCGATTTTAGAAAGTAGCTGATTTTCTAATTCTTTTATATTTTTTTCTGAGTATTCTTCCATTACCCCCCACCCCCTTTAATTTTTCGTTAAAAATTTGGACAGTCGAGTGCAGACCGCTTACCGACATCTTTGAAAATTTCCGATTTTTTTGACCGGGGGGTATTTAAGGTTCGTTCACCTAACCCCACCATTCATCT